CTATTATAATTCTAAGCTGTTCACGCTTTGCATACTTTATCGCAAGTTCTGTAGCTGTAGGCATGTTCTGCATTATCCTCACTCCTTTCGATTTCCTCCGCTGTGAAAGTTACCTTTATCTCTTTCACTATATATATTATAGTATATTACGTAATACATTTCAATAGACAAAATAAACAAAGTATTGCGTAATATTTTAGGAACATTGTATATTGAGTAATACACTTAAGAGTGATATAATAAAAAGCGAAAAAGGTGGTGATAATATGGCACAAAGAAAATTTCCAAAAGGAACAGAAAAAGAACATCAAATAAAAAGGCAAAATGAATTTATAGCAGAAAAATATGATAGGTTTACATTAACTTTTCCAAAAGGAATGAAAGATAAATATAAAGAATATGCCGAAAACAAGGGAATGAGCCTAAACGGCTACATTAACGAACTTATAAAACGAGATATGCAGGAGCATTAAGCCCCTGCATTTTTTTATTAGTCATTTTCCTGCTGTTTTGCATAATCTCTCATAAATTGAGGAGCGGAACAATTTTCGCAGACAGCGGAATCCGTAAAATGATAAACACATTCCTCACAGTAACCATAACAACCGCACTCAAAAAAACCGCATTTCTTATTATCACACTTACCGAAATCAGTATTTTCCTTGCACCAAAAATTAAACTCTTTCATTTTCAGCATTCCTTTCAAAATTCTCAATAATCATTTCAAGAACATAGCTCACATAAAGCAGAAACGCCCCTAAATAAGCCGTAGTGCTACACTCATAAGTTATCACCCTTATAAGGTGAAAGCTTATAGCCTATCGTTTTCGACATCTGAGCTTTATTCTCAGCCGATACATGAGTGTAAGTATCAGCAGTAAGCTTGTATGTACTGTGACCGAGCCACTCCGAAACCTCTTTCATACTGAAACCGCTATTAAGCATAAGCGTTGCATTGCTGTGTCTAAGGTCATGTATACGAATTTTCGGTAAATCATTCTTGCGGAGCAAGTCTTGAAAGGCGTGCAGTACATAATCATAGTGAAGCGGTACACCCTCAGCGTTCACGCACACATAATTCCTTGCCTTGCACAGTGGAGCTTGTCTGCTATAAAGCTTATGCAAGTAGTCAAGTTGTTCATCACTTAGAGGAAACTCACGACGTGATTTAACTGTTTTCATTCTCTTGTTTTGACTTTCGACCCAATGCCCTGACTTATAGTCTTTTATCCTCGTTCTTGTTTCACGGATATAAAGACAACGCCCGAGGAAATCAACATTCTCCCAACGCAAACCGAGTATCTCAGACTTGCGAAGTCCAAACCACACGGCGAGATACACAAAGCTTTCTATCTGAGTACCATAAGCTACACGAAGGAGTTTCAAGAGCTGTTCTTCTGTATAATATGACATTTCATTTTCCACCTTTCGAGGAAGTGAAAAAGCCGTGTAAGGATTTTTGCTTATAAAATCGTTCTTATATGCGTAATTCAGACACGCACGCATGACTTCATGATGTTTACGGAGCGTATTCACAGAAAGCCTTGTATCATGCAGTATGTGCCTTTGATAGCCCTCTATGTGCATAGGCTTGACATCAACAAGCCTAAGTCCTTTGTTCTTGAAATAGGGGTAAAGGTATTTTGTTATGATACCTACATAGCCGTCATAGGTTGACGGAGATTTTCTGTAACACGTTTCATTGTTCCATACTATGATATAGTCGCAGAATAATATTTTATCCGTGTCAATGTTTTCAATGCTCATTATCATTTTGCCAAGGTCCTTTCCTGATGATAGTTGTTATAGATTTTTACCTTTGTCACGTTATCAAGCTGATGAAAGACGGCTCTTGAAAGTCTGTGCTTGCGGAGATATTCAAGGAAACTTTTTGATTCAGTTGCAGGCGAAGTATTACGTAAAGCCCTAACAATATCAGAATTGCAATCGTTATTATAAAAGCTTTCAAGTATTTGTTGCTGAACGTTTTCAGACAATGACAAATAATGATTATAACTAATCCTGCAAGTATCAGATAGAAAACGTTGAAAAGCAATAAGCATTTCATCATTCATTTAGTTCACTCCTTTCAAAATAATCATCATATTCCTTGCGGTATTCGTCAGAGTAAATATAATCAAGGAAATCTGCAATATTATCAAACCTAGATGAAACCTCTTCAAAGTTCGGTATGATATTCACATTTGTATTGTACTTATACTGGTTAGAGGTATAAGGTTTAGTGATAGCCGACTTTGAAACGCTATCAAAATCGGTATTACTGTATATAATCTGAGGATCACGATTACAATTCCGACTACTCCAATAATACTTGCCGAATATCTTGTTATTGCCCTTTGTAATATATTTTGTGATATAGAACGCAAGAGCCGCCGAATTATTTTCCACAGGAATAGCCGTGGAAAAGCCGTATTTCCATTCAGGGATATTATATACAACGTTTCTAACGTGCAAGTTTTTTTCCTCAATAGTCTTTAATGTCACAGGCTTGTTATATCCAGTTACAAGCCTTGTGCCTGAATCGACCATATCAAAGCAATCATTGATAAGAGCGTGGCAATGTATACCGCCGTTCTTATGCCTTTCAGGAATGAGCAAGTATTTCATATCTTTCCGCTTGACCTGATTTTCAAGCCACCGCCTAAGTTTTTTCTTAACAAAATCAGCATTAGAAAAATCGTATTCACTACCATTGAAAGTGATAGTGAGAAAATACGCCCACTCATTTGAAAAGGCTATATCAAAGACCTTGTCTTTTGCACGCTTTAATATATCTGTCCGTTCCCCTCTTTCCTCTTTTGAAACCTTTGCAGGCTTTTTGATTATCTCAAACATATCTGTTTGAACATCTTCATCATGCTGAGATTTCTCAAATTTCTCCCATTTTCGTTTAAGCTGTAATATTTTCTGATTTTGCTGATATTCTTCAAGGTTTTTGTCAACGAATATGTAATTGTTGCAATAAGTTGTTGTCGAAGAGCCGTCAGCATAGATTTTTGTTTTAGTATTTTTTAAAACGACCTCAGGGGGTAAATCATAAAAATTTGCCATTTTCCCACCGCCATTTTAGTTTTTGACGGAAATTTGCGGTTATTATCAAGTATATAACCGCAAATTTCTAAGCTTGCAAGCTGTTCGCCACGGCGCACGCAGGAGCGTGCGCACGTGGCTGAATCAATCTTGCATAGCTTTTAAAATTCTGCTTGCTATTTTCTCTTGTTCACTCGTCCGACCGATTTTCAGCCCCTTAACAATTTCTTCTGTGTCATAAAGCGACCTTAATTCATCAGTAGCACAGAATGTTTCTTTCCATTCTTTCGGACGTTTCCTCGTTCCTGCACTGCCCTGCTCTCCGTTAATGAGATAGTTTTCTTTTGTATAGCACTTATTGACGATAAGACGTGAATTAAAATACGCCTTACAATCTATGATATAATTGACCTGCTCACGAATTATTTTTGTACACCTTTTCCACTCCTGAGCCGACCCCCAGATACACTTGTGCAAATGCCTTTGCAGTGAGATATATTCAAGCAGCTCGTCCGGAGCATCTTTCCATGATTGAGAATTAAGAGTCAGGTGCATTTCATCGAACAGAAACAGCACGCCTTGATTAACACCGTTTTCATCAATATTCTCAACGTTCAAGATATCTTCCCAACAATCAAAAAATCTATCAGCCACTTCCGTATGAAAGTTAGCACAGATAAGCACTTTAGGAAATCTACTCTTGACCTCTTGCGCACGTTTCACCATGCTTATAGTTTTACCTCGACCGCCCAAGCCGTTATAGAGATACAGCCCATACATATTGAACGGAACTTCTTCGCCTTTAAGCCGTTTTCTAATAGTCTTGAAAGTGTCCTTTACCGACAAAGGAAAAGCATGAAGCACAGGAGTTCCAAACAGCATAAGAAGCACGATAACGCCCACCACAACGCTTCCCAAGGCGAGAGGTATAAGCATAGCTTTCCAATTGATATTAGCAAATGCCGACCACATTATAAAAGCCCCCTTACAAAGTTCACAAGTGCAGATACAAGCAGAAGTCCGAGAACAAAGAAAATGCTCTCAAACATCAATTCAAGATTTAAGAATTGGTCAAGCTGATACAGAAAAGAGATCATATCCCTAAGAGCCGAATAAGCTTCATCACTTATTGAGAATGACTTAAAGAACGGCAGGCTAAAGAACAGCTCTACTATTTTCGCAGTTATCATTATTCTCCCTCACTTTCACTTGATTCATGAAGCTGTATTCCGAAGCAACGGAACAAAGCCTTAATTGTCGCATAGATACAGATAGCGTACATTGCTATAGTTGAAGCATTGAACAGCGCACTCTTAAGCTCGTTCGGAGCGGAGTTCATATTAAAATCAAAGTTCTTTCCGAAAAGTGTAAACGTAACTGAATTTGATGATGATTGCTTACCCTGCTGAAAAGCTTTTCTCAACTTTGCATAAGCAGGAAACTTGCTTTCTATAGCCACATTCAAATCTTTTGAGTTAGGTACAAAAAGATAGGTCACGAGCTTCTTCAAGTCAACCACGAGATTATACAGTGCAATGCCGATATTTTTAACAATAGTCCACAAACACTTGCCGAGCCACTCAAAAATGCCTAAGAAGTTGAAGAATACAAATTTCAAAGCCGCCCACAGCCAACGGAAGAAGCCTGTGAAAGCGTTCCACAGAAATTCAACAACCGCCTTTAAAAAGTCCGATATGCCGTCCAAGTCATGAAACATATCAAAGTTAACGTAATCTCTTATATCAGGAAAATCGGTATCTATATAATCAGACAAAGACGGAAAATTTTCATAATCTTTCTTTTCATCAAACGGCTCTTTCTTGTGACTATCTACAGTATCAAGAAGGCTGTACTCATAACTTGCGGCGCAAAATCTATCCTTATATAACGCTTCATCACCCTTACCCTTAGCCGCTATAAGAAAGAAATAAAGCTTGCCCGTATTTTCAATATCTTTGTTGCTGTTATACCGCATAATGCCGTCACGCATAACATTCAGAGGGATTGAGCCATGCAAAGGGTTTTCTTTTGTGAAATCTCCCGAAGTGTCCATAGGGAGATAGTACCAGCCGTCAGAGTTAGGATAATCCCATTCAGATTGATTAGATACGGCAATGTTTACGTTGTATATATCATTATCTTTTTTCGGTTCAAAATCAAACAAAAATTTTTTGCTATCTTCATCATAAGAAATAGAAGCTTTATATGGTTTATTGCCTGAATACTCTAATTTTTCGCCGTCATTTGTAATAGTAATATTAGTGTCAATAATGTGCCAAGCACCAGCAGAACTATTTTCATTTAAATAAATTTCCTGTGTAGAATCAAAGAAAGTAGGAGATTGTGACGATGAAGTAGAAATAGTATACCGATCATCATCCCAAGAAGTATAGTCCCATTTATCATAATGACAATATATTTCAGGAGAAAACCGAGATATATTAAATTTGCCATTAGTTGCACTAATAGTATCTGTAGGAAACGAAATAAGAATAATAATAATACCATACTCGTTTGGTGCATACCAATACGCTATATAATTTTTATCATCTAATGTACCACCTTGTGCTTTTACTCTATCCACCATCGTAGATACAACTTTGAGAATATGAGCTTGTTCAGAAATAACGTCCATTACATCATCAGAAGAAGCAAACGCAGGCACAACACAAGCCGAACACATCACGATAAGGGCAAGCACTAATGACAGCGTTGCTTTAAGTTTACTATTTATCATAATTCCCCCTTAAAAATTGGCATAATAAAAGGGCAGTTCACTGAATGAACTGCCCTCGTTGCTGTCAGGCTTACGCCTTTACGTACTTTTTGAACATTCTGATAGCAATGCCGATTACAGTTGTCAGAGTTATCACAGGGATAAGAGCGACAATAGAATCGGAAACGCCCTGAATAGCAGAATTAGCGAACTGTGTCATAAGTTCACCGACATTTACGAGAGTATTGCCACCTTCTGCAGTTGTAGAAACAGGATTCATTAACACATTCTCCTTTCTTAATTAATTAAGCTATATATCCACTTGCCAAACTTGATGACAAGATAAATACCGATAGATATTGTTATCAAAAAGCATATAGTGCCTAAATATGAAATTGTAATATTTTGATTATTGATTATAGTGTGCTGATTTTCGATAACAGCCGACATATTATATTCGTCAGTCTGCTCAGAGGTAGAAACAGACGATAAATCAATCTGTGAAGAAGTGACATCATTCAACGCCCACAACCTCAATTCCCTGAGCCTGTCGCTCCAGTTCTTTAACACGGAACTGCAGTTTAGAAATTTCTTTATTTTTCTTATCAATTGCCTTAAAGCAACGAGTAAGGCAATAAAACAGGGCAAGCGCCACCACCAAGCAAAAATAAAGTGCGTATACTGTCATGTTCAAGCCCCCTTAGATAATGACCGCTTCAAGCTTCTTCTTATCGTTGTAGAAATACTGGATTTCCGTTCCGACAAGTTCTCCGATATCTTTCATAGACACATCTTTGCCGAACACGTTTCCTCTTTCGCTCCAAGCACACTTGCAATCATTGGCGATAGTGTAGCCCACGCCCTGAACGAAGTTTGAATCGTCCGCAAGTTTATTTTCTATAGGCTTCTGCACCTGAAGCACCAAGTTGTCATAGTCGATTGATTTTCCGTTATCGTCCGTAAATGTACCTTTCTTGTGGATTGCTCCTATAAGTATTCCTCTCATGTTTTTTCCTTTCTGCGGTTGAGGTTATCCGCTCACCTTTACTTGTTGTGTACATTCATTTGTATGTACCATGATTATATTATACATACTTTTGAATGTATGTCAATACATTTGAACAAATGTGTGTTATAATTTGTAGAGATTAACAAACAAAGAGGAGGAATGTTGTGTATATTTATCAAAGATTAAAAGATTTACGAGAGGACAACGAGTGCAAGCAATCAGAAATTGCAGAGCTTTTACAAATTTCACAGCAACAATACAGTATGTACGAAAAGGGCAAAAGGGAGATACCCTTACACCTGATAATTATACTTGCGAGATATTACAAAGTAAGCTTAGACTACATCACAGGTTTGACGAATGACAAACGGGGTGTAGGTTATAAGGACGAAACCAACAGCAAGTACAACATAACACAAAATAACAGCCCTAAGGCTGTTATCAAAATCAAGGAGGAAAAGTAATGGAAGCAGCATTAGCAACATTTACAGTTTGGTTTATAATAGGATTAATCGTATTTATTCTAATCATTGTAGCGATCATAGGCACATGGTTTGAAGCCCGTGAAATGCGCAAGGAACTGGAGCAGGTCAACGCATACCTTGCAACGCTCAATGACAACTTGATTATAGGTTTTCAGAACAACGACCGCCAAAGCCGCAACTTCTGAGAGCCTGCCGCCCTCGTTCCTGCTTTTCTGCACTGTGCTGTCGCCCCTGCCGTGCTGTTTCACCCTTGTGGAGCTTGTGCGCTCCCCCTGCACTGTGCTGTCGCCCCTGACGTGCTGTTTCTCCCTTGTGGAACTTGTGCGCTCCCCTGCGCTGTGCTGTCGCCCCTGCCGTGCTGTTTCTCCCTTGTGGAACTTGTGCGCTCCCCTGCGCTGTGTTTGGTGCGAACTGCGTTCGCAATGAGGGGGATTCTTGAGCGGCGTTCCCCTCTTTTTGGAGCATTGAAAGCATTGAAAACATTGAGAGTGTTGAAAAATCATAGATTTTCCAACACTCCCAACATTTCCAACACTTCCAACACCCCAAAAATTCACCCCCTAGCCGCTCGCATGATGGATTTCCCACATAGATAGCGCTTCGCTTTTTTTCTTTTTCTCTTAGAATATGTGCTGCTTTCCTCGGGTCTTTTTTCTTTGTGGTTTTGTCCGCTGTTTGTTTGCGTTTTTTGTTTTCTTTTTCCGTGTTTTTTCTTTTTGCTCTTGTGGAGCTTGCCTTGTGTCGCTTGTCGCTTCTCCACGGGGCTTATAGTTACTTTTGCGAGGGGCTTCACTCATGCTGTTTGTTGCCTGCTAGTTCTCATAACCCGAAGGTCGTTGGTTCAAATCCAGCTCCCGCAACCAATAGTTCCCACGACCGAAGTTAATGTACTTTGTATGTTAATTTCGGTCGTGTTTTTTATATCTATACGAGAAATGAGCAGGCGTATAGCTTTATCATCTGGGCTGTCATGCAAAGCCTTGAGCCAAAGAGAAATCTGATCCGTAGTGTAGTCCTTTGGCATTTCCGTCTTCTTCAATGCCTCTATCTCAGAACGGAGCTGGTTCATCTTCGCACCGATATCCTCGATAACGTCAGCTGGGAGGACACCACTTGACATGTTGGTCATCAATGTGTCATACTGCTTCTGCTTCTCCGATATCTTAGATGCAACTATCTTTTTGAAATCAGCAGCTCTCTCAGGCTCTCCGCACTTGTACTTTCGCATAGCAGTAGCAATGGCCTTTTGATTTTCTTCGTTGAGCAGGGTGCGAAGATATGTCTTAGCGGCGTCATCAACGATATCCATAGATATCATAGGTGCACCACACTTCTTTGAACAGCGATAGTAGTGATATACGTGCCCTTTCTTCGTTGATATGTGTGCGTGCATTTTCGCACCGCATGAGCAGTAGACTAACCCACTGCATAGATATGATGTCTTTGGTCCACTCTGTTTTCTGCTATCCATAATCTTCTGCACCTCGTCAAATGTTGCCTTGTCGATTATCATCGGCAAGGCATTTTCTATTCTTATAGCATTAGGCTTAGACCTGCGCTTGGATCTATCCTTTTCCTCGTCAACACAGTATATATATGTTCCTGTGTATTTCTCGTTTCGTAGTATCTCATATACTGCAGAATACTTCAAGGGCTTTCCACGCTTGCCCACAATGCCCACTGCCGCCATTTCTGCGATAATGTCCTTAGTTCCCTCGTGATTTTTCACCGCCGCAAAGATCTTGCGGACATATTCCGCTTCATAGGGGTTTATAACATACTTCTGATCAACAATGTCATATCCGAACGGAGGATAGCCGCCATTGTGAAGACCTTTCAGGGCTATTTCACGTTCTCCCTTTTTCGTTTCATTTGCAAGGTTATCTATATAGTATTCTGACATAGACCACATCAGCGCACGCATTATCTTGCTCTCCGGTCCGAGTCCGAAGTCCTGACCAACAGCTATCAGTGTAACGCCCATTTTCTGCAGGCGAGTGTCAAGGTTGACGTGTTCACTCAGCGATCTAGCCACACGATCGTATTTGTGAATAAGAATAGTATCGAAAGTACCCTTATTGCAATCTCTCAACATTTTTTGATACTGCGCACGGCTTGCTGTCATTGACCCCTTACCACTGATAGCCTCGTCCGCATATACTGCTACGATATTATATCCCTTAGTGGCGGCATACTGTCTGCACGCCCTGAGCTGGGCTTCGATACTTTCTTCGGATTGCTTATCCGAAGAGTATCTAGCATATATAACTGCATTGCTCATAGTGACATCTCCTAAGTGTTATTTCGGACGAACTGTGTCGGCGATTGACAAGAAGTCTTTGGTATTATCCTCATAATCAGAACCAAGTGTAAGAACATAGAAGTAACCATTTATATCAGCCACAGCCGCCGTATTGAAAGAAGTTGAAAGGTATACTTCACAGTCAGAAAGTCCACTAACAAATGAATATACTTCACCGTCCAGTGCCATATAATCATTGAGAAAATCTTCGGCACTTATATAGCCTGGTTTTTCTGTCTTTATAATCGAAAATCCATACCCATTTGTAACAACTACCCACGAAGTATAGTGTTCTGTTGATTTTGACTTCTGCTGCTGGTAATCTCCTTCTATGGTAAGGCTCAAATCGTCAAAAGTGAGTACGTTCTCAGCAGGTTTTGCAGCTGTTGTCGTTGTAGTTTCCGTAGTTGTCGTAGTTGTTGTAGTTTCTGCCGTGGTAGTAGTGGTTTCAGTAGCAGATGCCTCAGTCGTAACAGCAGGCGTTGTTGAAGTTGATGAAACGTCACTGCCCGACTCTGAGCAGCTTGTCATCATCAACAGGGTTGATATTACGGCGGTTAAAATAACAGTTTTCTTCATTTTTGTTACTCCTTTATAAAAAAATAAGCACCTCAAAAGTTGGGCTATTCTTTTTCCGAAATTCGTATGGTATTAAATAAATATAGGAGGTGCATTCTATATTTATGAATACTAAAAATTATAAAATCGAATTAAAAAAGATTATGCACGAAAAGCACATCAACGGAAAACAGCTTGCAGAGCTTGCCGAGATAAGTGAGGGGGAAATAAGCAAGATATTGACCGGCAAAGCAAACCCTACAATTGAAGTTATTGCACGTTTGGTTATTGTGCTCAAATGTGATCTTTCTGATTTGGTAAAAATCCTAAAATAAATTTATTATAGGAAATTTTACTGCATTTTTTGCCGAAATATGTTATAACCAGCATAAGGGGATTTAAACATATTTTTTCAAAAAATGAAAAAGAAAGGGGTGAGCAGCATGACTGACGCTGAGCGTAAGGAGCTGCAGGACCAACTGGCAGAAATGATATATTCACTTCTGTTTGAGACCAAGTCCGACGAATAGGGTACTGCCTACATACAGGCAGGCGAATAAGCACTTCACGTTTTGTGGAGTGCTTATTTTTTTATCCTGATGATTCTTTTTTCTTGTCCCTAGAACGCCATATCAAGAAGTCTACATAATCATATAGGTTTTTGAGGTCATCATCATCAAGAGTATCAAGCATTGCATTTATCTTTGAGATAACAGCTTGTTTTTTCTCTGACTTGGAAAGAAGTTCATCTTCTAATCCTATAAGATAGTCCGCAGAAACTCCGAAGAAAATTGCCATTTTCGCCAAGCATAGGGTACTAGGATCACGATCACCACATTCATAACTATAGTAGGCACGTGGTGTAACGCCAAGCTCATTTGCGACATCATCAGGTTTTAAGTCACGAGCTTTACGAAGAGCTTGTAGTCTGTCACCTCTCACTATTCTTACCCCCTTTCTGTATATTATTATACACTTAAAGTGTATAAAAGTCAACACAAAAGTATACTATTTTACACTTTTCGTGAAAAATGCACAAGTTTACAGTAAAAATTTAGTGATTATTTTTACACTCAAAGTGTTGACATTTACACTTAAAGTGATATAATATAGACAAGATTACACAGAGAGTGTAAAGTTACACACTTTAGGAGGTGTTTATATGAAAATCAAGTTTGAAAACATCAGGGCAGAAATCGTAAGAAAAGGATGGACGATTGAACAGTTCTGCAACGTTATCGGTATCTCCAAGAAGACGTTCTATCTCTGGGAAAAGAAAGGCGACTTTCCTCTCAGCTATGCCCTAAAGATGTCCGCCATTTTTGAAAAGCCGATTGATTATATAATCGGCATTGAGGATATGTCGGCTTAATAACGTCTTGTTGAGGTCAACAAAACGATAAAAAAAGAGGTGATACCAATGTCAAAATCAACAGACCATGATTTCAATGAGATAGTATATGACAGTGTTCTTCCTGAGATTGCAAGAGCTTTCTGCTCTTTAAAAAAAGAAGTCTCAGGAAATAAACTCGTGAATGAGCTATCTCCTGAGGAAAATGAGATTATAAAAATCAAAAGCAAAATGTTGAACAAAGTCATAACAGACTTTATTCAGAAACAGCTATGATCAAGGCGTGAACTTATCCACAACATATATTTCAGCAAGTTTCTTGACCAATTCAAAAGTCATTGCTTTGGCTTTTGTCTTAACAGTGTTCCACAGCTTAGAATCCCGAATGCTGTCGAGATACTGATGACCCTCATATGTGATACAGCTGTAGACAATAGTTATAATCTTGCTGTCAGCCCCTATGGGTTTTGCTTCGATATACTTGGCTTCCAAGAGCTTCGTTGAGGCATACGCAATATCGGCTCGTGAGAAGTCTGGCATTTTCTCACAGACCTGCTTAAGGTTTAAGCTTGGGTATGACAAGCTATCGTCCATGACTAGGTTTTCTTCAAGAGTTAGCAAAAGTTCACGAACACAATCATAGTTTAGTTTCATAGTTATCCCCCCTTTCTGATATATTTCAAATTTATTATATCATACAAGGTGGGAGCATTCAAGATAAATAAGGAGAATAAAAGTGACAAACCATAAGATAAAGGACTATCATAAGAACCGCCTTGCATTTGAGGTCATAGTCAAGAACTATGAAATGCTTTGTTCCCTGCTGATAGTGCTGAATAAGGAGTATCCTAAGACGTTCTATCCCAAGAAATGTCGCCAATGGATAGATGATTTTGCAGACAACTGCAAAATTGCCAACGAGTGGGACAAGGACGGTGTATATGCCTATAAAATGCAGCGGGCGTGCGAGAATAGCGGCATAGATCTGAACATGGTAGTAACGTTCGTTGAACGGAATTGCAAAGAGTTCAATCTCCAGAACAGGGCTATTCTGGCAGACAACATCAAGCTGGCGCTTGTGCAGACCGCCACAGAGTATGGCGTGGGCGGCAAGCGTATGAAAGCCATTCAGAACGCCATGTTGGAAACTTTCATTGACAATCCTAGGGAGCAGGTCAAGGCGCTGGGTATAGATGATTACATCGAAGAATGCACAGTGGGTCAGGTCGATATCCGCAAGTTCAGAGTCAAAGACAAGGTCAGGACTACCCTGCAGGAGCAGAAAGAAGCCTTAGCAGGCTTGGAAGCGTTCCGGCGCTGGTCAGCTGAGAATGTAAAAGAGGGGGCAGTAAAATGAAAGAAACGATTGATATTCCCATAAGCGTTACATATCGCATCGAGGACGGCAAGATCATAGAAACCCGCCGCAAGGTCAAGAAGATACCGATTGACGTTATCGCAAGCATTCTTTACCGCCATTTCAAGCAGAAAGAGAGGCATAAGAAGTGCTGCACATTATGAAGATAGACGCCATTATCGGCGAAAGAACAAACGCTGAGATAGAAAGAGCCATTAATAAGGCTCAGCTTGTCGGTGACAAGCTATGGCATGGAGATCTGAGCAAAGAAGACCTCCTAAGCTACTACGTGGCGCAGACCATAGAGAAGCATTTGGTGGCTGATATCGAGGAGCGTATCAAAGAGTTGGAGGGTGATGGAGATGTACGCAAAGAGTGATACCCGCAATTCACTGATATCGCAAGCCGTCATCAGAATAGCAACGGATATGGGGATTGAAAGCTATGTCCGAGAGATACGCCACGGCTATTCTATATGTGCCGGTGAATTCGTCATCGTTGACATGGCGGACAATACCAGCGTTAAGATGATAATATCAGATTATGACGGTTATTATCAGCAAATCAAAAGAAACATGAGAAAATGGAGGAAAAATTATGACAAGAAAAGACGTAGTCCTTGCAATCAGTGAAGATGTCAAGGCGGTTGATTACCTGGCAATGAGGGAGCAGAGAGACAAGCATAACAAGCTCGTTACCCGTCGAAAGCGAGAAGATCGCAGAGAGTGCTTCGCAATGGCCTTGCTGACTATCTTCTTTGCATTCATGATAATAGTAGTAATGCTCGGTCTTGGGCAGGTATGGGAGATGATCTACTGATGTATGATTTCAACAACGCAGTCAGACTTAACCGCATAGGTGGTGAATATGTCATCACTGTGGACGGAAAGCCGTTGGAAACGTCACTCAGCTCTAATCAGCGCCGAAATCCCCTTATAGCTGTCAGCAGATATGCGTCAGCAATAGACGAATACCTCAGAGGGAACGTCAAGAAGTATCTTGCTGAAAACGAGCTGAACGTAGTCACGGGCTGTAATGTCTGCATGGAGTGTACAGACTGCAAGTTCTATCACCTCAACAACGCTGAAAGCAACTGCCGCCTAGGTGACAACAATGAGTAAGACCGTATACGTCGATAATACTATTTATCGAAAAGAGTCCAAGCAGTTTCCGAACGTCAAGTATCGTTTCAACCTTTCCAACGTCGTGATACATAGTATGTATACCATGTATCTTAAGAGCCGTGGCATACCGAAGACCATAGGGCTTACAGACAAGCAGCGTTTTGATTTTGAAAAGCGTATTCAATCTCTTATCGACAACGGGTCTATCGTAGTGACAGAAGTCGAAGCAGGAACGAAAGGAAAATGAAAATGAGTACCATAGGAATAATACTGTTATCCATAGCGACGCTTATCGTTGCGGATATCGTGATGTACATAGTACTTGGTGCCATTGAAAAGCACTGGGAGAAAAAGTTTAAGGAGGATAAAGATGACGAGAGATGAAATAATTCTTGCAGCAAAATGCTGCATAGTAGACAACTGTGGAGCTTGTCCGTTTATAAATAGAGGTAATTGCATTACTGATTTTATGAAGAATGTTCTTGAATGCATAAAAAATGAGCCTGTGCTGTCTGCCAACAGTACAAGCTCGGAGGTATCTGTAAAAGAAGATACCAATAACATACACCTTGATGATAGCACAAAAGAGCATATTTGTCAAGCATACGAAACTGCTGATGAAGCTTGTGCAAATATGCTCACTATCTACGAAGGAATGTCGGAATGTGAGCAGAGAGACTTTGATATAGGCGAGGTGTACGGAAAAATATACAGCACGAGGGATAAGCTTGAAACTTCCCTAAAGGAGCTCACAAAGGAGGGGGAGAATAAATGCCGGTAATAACAGACGTTGACCTGCTATGCTATAATGCTGAACTTGCAGGCGCCAGAAAGCGGCTGAATTATAAATCGCCCCCGCCAAGGCATAACGCAGGCCCATGTATTTTTTATAATAGCATAAGACAAGAGTGTATGGCGCTAGTCGAGAAGCCAGCGCAAGAAACTTGCACACGCTGCAAGTTTTTCAAAACCAGAACGGAGGATTATAATGCAGATGAATTCAAATAATCAAAAGCCAACATTCGATTGGAGAAATTTTAAGTATAAGAACATAGCTGTTCACGTCAAGACTCAGGAAGAATACGATAACTTTATGAAAGAATGTAAGGTGCAGGGGCTTACATGGTGCACCGGCAAAGAAGTTGATAAGCTCAATCTTTGGCCGGACTGCGCATATGATACGTGCATAGTACATGACAATAGCGTTTCCGCACAAAGGGGACTGCATTATCAAAGGCTGGGCTACTATAAGAGATGCGGCTATGAGATAGAGGAATTCGCAGATTTCTATTTCCAAAAAGATTACCAACCGCTTAATTCAAACAGCAATCTTATCCCAGAAGAACAGATAGAATTCTTGGAAAAACCAACAACGCATACCTTGAAGCTGGAAGAATGCTTCTGTGAAGCAGTTGTCACAGGTAAGAAGTGTTTTGAAATTCGTAAAAATGACAGAGGCTTTCAGCCTGGAGACACGATTGAATTCATTCCAGTAAGTAACGGACATCCTGCTATTCATGTGATATCAAACCGCAGATATAGGATAACATATGTCCTAAGTGGTTGGGGGTTGAAGAATGGATATGTTGCATTCGGAATAGAGGAGGTAAAGAGATATGACTAGCTACAGAGAGCAGGCGTTGAAGAAACTCACAAACGAACGAGAGGGCGTTAAGCTTAGCGGTGGAGCATCGGCGAACACAGTGCTTGGTACTATCATTCAGCCTGTCATTGACGCACTTGAAAGCTTCGTCAAGCAGGACGAGGAATTCGCACAGGCGGTCGCTCAGGGTGGCACGCTTCAGAAGTGTTTTGAAGCAGTTTACAAAGCAATTAAGGATAGCAACTTTGCACTATCAGACTTTAAGACTTATGAGACCGCAGCAGGCTTTTTCTTCCCTGGCTGTAAGATACGTTATCACATGGATATAGACCTCTGCGGTAGTGTCAACAAGGAAGCGCCTGAGCAGAAACGCAAGTCGATCACAGTTTCTTTTGATGACCTTTTCTGAGAGGTGATTGAAAGTGTGGATAAACAATAACAAAGAGCAGTCGCTAGTATATAAGCCTATATTCACAGACTGTCTCACCCATGCCCAGAAAGAAGACGTTGAGGGCTTCCCGCCCCTCAACGTTGACGATTGTGCCGAGATTAATCGTCACTTTACGCCCTATATCTTTTATCGCAGGACTAGCCAAGGGCGCTATACCTGTTTCTGTACGTCCTGCAATCACGAATTTAAGGTCAATAGTAATGATTATGGTGATATATACCACACTGATGATAATATCATCAGGCATAACTATTTGGGTACCTGCCCATGTTGCGGTGTGAAAGCCAAATATAAAGCGGCAGGATATAAGCAAGTTCAATTAAATGAAGTAGTTGATTTCGTCATATATAAAGCCGTTGAAGAAGTGGTATATATATATGCGGCGACGATTCATAAAGACTATAACGAATACGGAACGGAGGACTTCGACAGGATCCCCAATCTTTGGGTCGATTTCCAAAAGCTTTACGTCCTGCGAAAAGGCAGTGCGGAGGTTTATCATTCGCATGCCTCATTCCGTCGAAACGGCTGGTGTTATATGATAGAGCCTATGAAGAGGAAAATGTGCAGTACATTCAATAACGGATTCGCTGAGCACAGACAAGTATACCTATATAAGAATATAATTAAGGACACTTTCTTAAAGTATTCAGGTTTTGATTGCTACTGCTGCCGCCATTATATAAGAGAGTATGACCAAGAACGTTATTATACCGCATACGCTATGTATCCGATACTTGAAATGGCGGTTAAAATGAACTGCGACACCATGGTGCAGGATCTGCTTTGGCGCAACAAGAAGAATTATAAGATATTAAATTGGAACGCAACATCGCCGAAAAAGTTCTTCAAGCACCTAACGCAAAATGAGGTCAAAACCATTCTTGAAGATCACACGCCGGCAGAAGTTATTGAGGTGTATCAGGACTTCAAGCGCAAAGGTAAGAAGAAAGACATTTTCTACTGCCGAATGTACAGCTATATTACTGATTACTGTACCAGCATTGAAAAGGCAGGCGTTGATCCAGAGCAGGCATTAGAATACCTGAGAAAAGTCATGAAGCACTCTCCCGAAGAAGAACGTTGCGAAGACGATCACTCAGAGATAAGGCGCCTTGTCAAGCTGTATGACGATTATGCCAATATCGGCTTGAAAATAGGCTATGATTTTCGCTTGAAAAACATAGCCTTTCCGAGAGACCTGAACGAAGCGCATGATAACGCAGTTGAGAACTTCAATTTCATGGAAGAAGAACGCAAGAGAAAAGAAGCCGCCGAGCTTGAGGAAGCCTATAAGCCCAGATACAAGAAGCTTTGCAAGAAGTATAAGGGCTATAGCTATCCTGGTATTCAGTTGGTTGTGCCAAAGAATGCCGAAAGCATCATCAAAGAGGGAAAGGACTTGCAAATATGCGTCGGCGGTTATGCTTCAAGGCATTGCAACGGCGCCACAACAATTCTATTCATCAGAAAACCGTCTGACCTGGATAAGTCATGGTTTACGATTGAAATAGACAATGCTGACCATATCGTGCAATGCCACGGATTTAAGAATGAACAAGCCAAAGACCCCTTAACGGGCAAAAAGCTTGAAAAGCCCGAAATAATCAAGGCGTTTGAAGTCAACTTCCAAGAGTGGCTGAATAGTCAGAAGAAGCAGAATAAAAGGAAAAAAACAAGCTAGGAGGAATTACAATGAATGAGATAAAACTAAGACCCGGTGAGGAGTTCGTATATAATGGTATACGTTTTATATGCCTCGACATTATCGACGGCAACTATTTAGCTATAACCGCTGATTGTTTGTGTGAAAAACGTTTCAACGATAATTACAATGACGGTTGCAACAACTGGAAAACGTCAACGCTCCGTCGCTTTCTCAACGAAGATGTGCTAGAGGAGCATTTCGACGCAAAACACCTTATAAAACAGACATCAGACCTTACTGCGGACAACGGCGATAAAGCTTACGGAACGTGTGAAGATTATATAACACTGCTCACTTGCGGCCAATATCGCAAGTATAGAGATTATGTGCCGTTGTTTGAAGAATGTATGTGGACGCTCACTCCTTGGAGGTGCGACACCGGCAACGCTAACTACGTGCGTTACGTCAGCCCGTCGGGAGCTATCCACAGCAGCGGTGCGTACAGCAGTGTCGGGCTCGCCCCGGTTTGTTTATTTAATTCTGATAATCTCACATTGCACTGACAGGCGCAGCTTATACCCGCTGAATAACTAACCAAAACAGGAGGAAACGCAATGGAAAACACAGAAATTACAGTATCTATGAAAACAGCTATGGTAGAACACCAGCACATATGCGAATGCTACAGGACAGCCGCAACGGCTATCGTAGAAATGGGCAGGTCACTGAAGAATATCAGAGATTATAAGCTCTACACAGCACTTGGCTATGAGTCTTTCAAGAATTATCTTGAAAGCAATGGTGATTACACGTTCAAAGAACGTCAGGCATATACCTATATCAAGCTCTATGAGGACAACAGCACAAAGTTCCTTGAAGAACACGCAAGTATAGGTGTAACAAAGCTGGAGCTTCTCTCCAAGCTTCCGGAGTACGAACGTGAAGAATTCGCTGACACACATGACCTTGGCGGAATGACAGTTGAAGAAGTCAAGAAGCTAATCAAAGAAAAGCAGGCATTAGGCGAACAACTGACATTCCTTGAGGAGGAGAAGAAGGAGCAGACAGAAAGCGCCGAATCTCTCAGAGCTGAGCTTGAAGAACTGAGAGAAAAGCTTAAGCAGGCCGAGGACAAGCCTATCGAGGTAGTTAAGAGAGACCTCGACGAAGAAGAGATTGACAAGATAAGGCTGTCTATCCGTCAGGAACTTCATGCCGAACATATGAAAGAGCTGAATTCGCTGAAGAAGTCAAGCCGTGAAGCCGTGAAGGCGGCAGAAGCTGAAAAAAATAATGCCCTTAAGAAAGCACAGGCAGAGCGTGACAATGCAGTTAAGGAAGCCGTCGCTAAGTATGAAACTGCCCTCAGTAAAGCTAAGTCTGAGGCAGAAGAAGCGGACCATGCCAAGGCAGAGTTGGAAAAGAAATTGAAGTCAGGCAATGCAGACGAAGCAAGGGTTGCGCTGAAGATCATCTTTGAAAACGTTCAGAAAGGGCTTACGGAATTCATTGAAAAAATCAATGATATTGAAGACCCACAAACCAAGGAAAAGTTCATTACTGTCACAAGCAAGTGGCTCAGGCAGGCGGCTGATGACCTTGAGGGGTAATGTTTTGAAAGCAGGACATAGATGACAACAGAAATAATTAACGAACTATTCGGCATAAAGGAAAGCTTTGAACTTCCGCAGGCACTTCTTGCGAAACTTCTTGACAAGGCTGAAAAAGACAAGCTATGCAAGGAATTTGTCAAACAGGGTTTCAATGGCAACAATGATTGCCTGCGTGACTATTTTCAAGAGAATAACGCAAACCGCAGTAATCTAAAGCAGGATTATACGCCCGATTGTCTGTGCAAGTTGATTTCCAAGCTTGCACCAAAGTCAGGGAAGATAATTGATATTTGTGCAGGAACTGGCGCACTGTCGGTTGGTATGGATAGGGATAGCGTCTTTCAATGCGAAGAATTATCGCAAATGAGTATTCCTGTGTTGCTTCTCAACCTTGTGATACGCAATAAAGATGCCATTGTTGTTCAAAAAAATGTTTTGCTTAACGAAGTGCAGAAAGTTTATAAGCTGTGCAAATCGGACGAGTTCAGCGATATAGAAGTTGTTGATACTTATGAAGAGAATACAACGGACGTTGTCATATCAAACCCACCTTATTCGCTGAAATGGGAGCCGAAATCAGACCCACGCTTTGAGGGCTATGACCTTGCACCTGCTAAAGCTAGTGACTATGCGTTTGTACTTGACGGCTTGTCGAGGCTGTCGGACGTGGGCAAGGCATTCTATATCTTGCCTACAGGCGTTCTCTTTAGAGGTAATGCAGAGGGCAGGATCCGCAAGCAACTCATAGAAAATAATTTGATAGACGCAGTTATCTCATTGCCTGAAAATATGTTTTTGAATACCTGCATACCTGTCAATGTTATCGTCTTCAGCAAGAACAAGCAAACGAGAGACATTTTGTTTATCAGTGCCGAAAAGCTTTTTGAAAAGCACGGCAAGCAGAACGTCATGACGGACGAGCACATTCAGAAAATAGCCGATACATATCACAGCCGCAGTGTTGTTGAAAAATTCTCAAACGTGGCAAGCTATGAGGAAATTGCTAAGAATGACTACAATTTGAACATTCCACGCTATGTTGACACGTTTGAAAAGGAAGAACTTCCGTCTTTGAAAGACCTCTGCAAAGAGCTGATACAAAGCGAACTTGAAGTGCGTAAGGCAACGAATGACCTTATGGCAACGCTGAAAGACCTCTGCGGTGATGATGAATATAATCAGGTCAAGGACGATTTTTTGAAATTCTTCACTGAGCAAGACATTGTCGGTGAAACCATGGCAACATGGCTTGAAATGAAAAATCTTGAAAACCGCACGGACTACATTCTTTCCCATGCCAAGAAGGAACGCAAACCACTGCTTGACATTGTGACATTTGAACGTGTGAAAAAAGGCAAAGTGTACGAAGCTGGCACTGTCTATATTCAGCTATCCGCTACGGACGGAAAAGTAAGATATCTTTGCGAGAACTCAGAGCTGGAAACCAAGTACGGCGTATTTCAACCCAAAGACAAGAGCATGGGAACAAGATATCTTTTCTATATCTTGGAATATGAAATGGAAGCGTTTTTGGCACGATATCAAAGTGGCATGAACATCAATCCTGACATTTTCAAATTCATGCAAGTGACGTACTATCCCGAAGTGAAGTATCAGCAAGAGATAGCTATGACACTTGACGGCATTCAGGCAAGGTATGACGAAGTGTATCAAGAGAAAGAGTCATGGCAATGTTTTAAAAAGTATCATTTGGAGGGAATGTTTCCCTAAAAAAACCGCCCCGTAGGGCGGCATAAGATTATATTTGACGGTGTTTTTTGAAAAATGCGTAAAATCCAACGGCAATCGATGCAATGAGCAGACCACCAAGGACAGGGACGGTATCAACGAGTTTCACAAAGGCAAATGCAAAGATCTTAATCGTTGACCACACAGACTGCAGCAGTTGTAACATTTTATCACTCCTTTCTTGAAATTTTATACATTATAACACCGTCAAATACGATTGTCAATATGCTTAACCAATACTACACATGATATACACATTTTAAACACAAAGGAGCAAAAACATGATAAAAATCAAGCCTGAATACATATTTCCACTTCTGCTGATTTTGCTGGACGTGGGAGCAGCTATCATATACGCTTTGCAAAAGGACTACAAGAAAGCCGTCTACTGGATAGCGGCGACTGTGCTGAATGTGACAGTAACATTTTAGGAGGAATAACTATGTCAGATGAAAATCCAAAAGCTATAGCGCAGAAAATCTTGTCTGAAATAACCACGGGCAGAAATAAAGATAGAAAGAGCTTGAAAAAAGCTCTTTCAACGCTCAAAGTTGGAGATCAGATTGCAACAGGCGAAGAAATATGGACTGTTATTGGTATAGAAACAATTGAATCTAAATCTTTTAAAATACCAAGAACATTGAAAGTTAAGTGTTCATCATCACAGCGGAGCAAATGCTTGATTTTCTACATACCAAAGGGCGGTGTTATGTAATGAAAAGTTCAAACACACCAACAGAACACATAGAGCAGGCATTGCTTTTCAAGTGGGCGACATTCAGTTCAGGCAAATATCCCGAACTGGAGTATATGTTCGCTATACCGAACGGCGGCTATCGCCACTATAGAACTGCCGCAGATCTTAAGTCTGAGGGCGTAAAGTCAGGTGTGCCTGACATAATGCTTCCGGTGGCACGTGGCGGTTACTACGGTCTTTTTATAGAAATGAAACGCACATCAGGTGGACGAGTATCGGAATCTCAACAGAAGTTTCTGAAAACGCTTAATGACAACGGCTATCTTGCAGTTGTCTGCAAAGGATTTGAGCAGGCGCAGGAAGCAATCTTGAAGTACCTTAATAAAGGAGTGAGAAAATGAAAATATCTAAGCTGAAAAAAATATGCAGTAAAGCGGCTAAGACCATATCCTACTTCTATAATGAAAATGATAATTCATTATGGATCGGCTCAGGAAGTGCAATATATCCGCTTTACGGCATGCCGAACATGAATACCAGCGAGCAGTTACTCACGCTTTTTGACATTAATGAAAGTGACCGTGAGAATTGGAAATGTAAGCAGCTGCCACCTGCTATTGAAAGCAGCATTGTTATGAACATCGCTTCATGCACAACAGGCAAGATTATAGATCGTCGTTCAACATTCGTTGCCGGACCAAGCGAATATCAGATATTCTCAGGCACAGAAAAGGTGCACATATGTCCGAAAGCATTTCTTGAGGTCATAGATGATTATGAAATACTTACATACTATGCCATTGATGATATGATAATCGTTAAAGCAGGCTTGCTTACACTTGGTGTGCTGTGTGAAACTCATGGTGTTGTAACGCAAGAACTTCTTAATGACATTAATTCCATGCACGATATGTTACAAGAAGTATTCAACAGGGAGTGCGAAGAAAAAGACAAGAGCAGAAATTATGAGCAATTGGCAATGACAGAGTGAAGCCCTATATATTATATATGGTATAGAACAAGTGTTCAGCCCGTGTGTAAGCACGGGTATGAGGGCTTGTAATGGGTCTTAATAACTCGGACAGTGGGAGGAAATGACAATGAGCCTTATGAGATACAGAGAGCAAAAGTATATTTATGGAAACTACATGGAAGTGAATATGTATCCTGTCTATGCCTGCCCACGTTCTTCTAGTCGAAAGAAGAAAAGAAAGCCGACAAGCAAGGTGCAGGAGAGATTGAATCAGATCAATGCTGAAAGAGCTCTGGCAAGACTTATCCCTGCAAACTTCACCGACAAAGACTATAAGTTCGAGCTGACCTATGCACCGCAGAATAATCCTGCTGACCTTGAGCGTGCCAAGAAAGACTTTGCTAATTTTGTCAAGCGTGTGAATAGAGCAAGAGTCAAGAGAGGCTTGCCGAGAATGAAATATATTTATTCCATTGAGCAAGGCTCTAAGTCTGGACGTATTCACTTTCACGTTATCATGACTGGTGGTCTGACTATCAACGAGATAGCATCCATATGGGGCAAGGGCTATGTTGACAAGGTCCTGCCATTGATGTTTGACCAGACAGGCTGTGCAGGAATGGCAAAATATTTCTGCAAGCAGAAGATTTCAGATCATAACAACGGCAAGCACGCCAAGCGCTATGTTGCGTCAACGAACTGCATTAAGCCGCAGCCGCAGAATAACGATTATCGTCTGACGAAACGTGCGGTGCAGAGCATGGCATATAACTGTGATAACTCGGCACTGTTCGAGAATATGTATCAAGATTATTACTATGCTGATTGCCGTCCATTCTGGAACGAGGATAACGGCACGTTCTACATATCGCTGTTTATGTACCGGAGAACGGCGAAGCTGAACATATAGGGGGTGAGATGATGAGTCTTAAGGGAGCTGAGCTTAGCGTGATATGTGATGATTGCCATAAGGCATTCATAGTCTGCGTTCGCAAAGAGAGATTTCAAAGCATAGAAGGGGACGTATGGTGCTATAACTGCCCTCACTGTGGTAAGTTATACGTTGCATATATCGACGATAGCCTGACACGTCATGCCCAATCGCTTCAAAAAAACGGTGTTTTGTTGAAAGATATTCTGGCGAAAATATCGAGAGAATTATCGGCAAGGCAGGGAAAGGAGAATTATCATGACTAAGAAGCGATTGCTGTCATATCGACAGCTTAAGGCTGAGCTGAAGTGGGTAAGCACAGATAGTGACGATTATCGCAGACTCAAAGCAGAGATATCAGAGATTGAAGCATATGTGTCTAGCATTGATGATGCATTCATCAGGATTATTTTCCGCCTGCGCTATCTTGTCCCACGCAAGGACGGAGCTTGGCAGCCGCCGTCATGGGCGTGGATAGCCAGACAAGCCAATGCTTCAGAAGATTACTGCAAGGGCAGGCATTGCAAGTTCTGTAAGAAAAACACGCTGTAACACGCACGAACACACTCTGCGTGCTATGATGATAATGCGGGGTTGTTGTTATAGTTTTTCCATAGGTTTATGTCGGTGCAAGGGCCACGTTGTATGACGTGGTCCTTGTGCTATATATGCGAGGTGATAACGTGTATAGTACGAGTCAGATCAGAGAGCTAATCAAGGACGGACGAATTGACAAGTTCTACAACGACCGCTACTGGAGAAAGTTCAGTAAGAGCGTTATCGCAGAGCAGCACAATGAGTGTCAGATATGCAAGTGCAAAGGCAAGGTGACGAGAGCAAATATTCTTCATCACGTCAAGCATCTTAAGCAATTTCCGCAGCTTGCATACAGTCGGTATTACTATGACGATAATGGCGAACGGCATAGACAGCTGATAGCACTGTGCCATGACTGTCATGAAGCACAGCACCCAGAACGGCGCTGGCAAGAACGTGCAGATAAGTTCGTCAATGAGGAGCGGTGGTGAGCGCCTTGCGGCGATACCCCCCGGGGTCAAGGGTCGAAAAATTTTTTCGGCCTTGTACGACGGGAGGCACAAAAGACAAATCCGCCCTCGCACGCACGTGAGAGAATTTTTTCAAGAAAATCAAATGTAAGGAGTTGGCAAAAGTGAAAAAGCCTAGTCTATCAGAGATCGAAAATTCGTTGACAGAACAGCTTGTCCAGATGGGAGCTTCTGTCGATTTCTACAAGTCGCTTGTCGCAGATTATATGTTCTACGAGAAGCAGGAACGAAAAATGCAGGCTGATATTCGCAAGAGAGGACTGACCTATATGGCGGTTTCTGCGGTAGGAAAAGAGTATGAAAAAGACAATCCCTCCGTAAAGCAGGCGTATATGTACAATAAGCAGAAACTTCAAATTCTGAAAGACTTGGGTTTGTCAACTGACAAGGTCAAGAACCTTGACGATGACGAAGAACTGTAAGGGTCAAGAAGCTCTTGACCTCTCGTATCTTGCAGACTATATCAGCCTAGTCGAGGAGCATAAGTATCCGTATTGTGCTGAGCAGTATCAGCTTATTGACTACGTCAAGCGCATGTTTTTGTCAGAAGATATCTACATCGATGTTGCCCAGGCAGAAAAATATTTCAGCTATGAAAAATATTTCCCTTTTGGCCTTTTTCCTTGGGAAAAATTCGTATTTGTACTTCACAACTGCACATATACCGCAAGCGGTTCCTTACGTTGGCCGGTGCTATTTTTGTATGTTGGGCGAGGAACAGGAAAAAACGGATACTTAGGATTTGAAGACTTTTGCTTGCTCACACCTACCAATGGCATCAAGCATTACAACATTGATATTTTTGCAACAACAGAAGATCAAGCAGAGACCACATTCAAAGACGTATATAACGTTCTGGAAGACAATCGTGACAAAATGCAGCGGTTCTTTTACTGGAACAAAGAAGTGATAATAAATCTAAAAACGAAGTCTGAATTGAAATTCCGAACATCAAGCCCGAGGTCAGCCGACGGCGCACGTCCGGGAAAGGTAGATCATGACGAGGTACACGCCTATGAGAATAGCAAGCTCATTGATGTTGCTGTCGGTGGTCTCGGAAAAGTACCAAGACCCCGCCGCACTATCATGAGTACTGACGGCTTCGTTCGAGAAGGACCTCTCGATAAAGAGAAAGCCAAAGGCATAAGAATTCTTAACGGCGAGATTGAAGACAATGGTATGCTTCCGTTCATAGCCCGGGTGGATAGTCCCAAAGAAGTCGAAATGCCCGAAATGTGGTATAAGGCTAACCCCTCACTGCAATACCTGCCCGATCTTCTTCAGGAAATGAAGACGGAATTTCAAAACTATCTTGACGATAAGATAAGCAATATCAGTTTCGCAGTTAAACGCATGAACTGTTTGCCGCAACAGACTGAGGGCGGTATAACCGCATTTGATAATATTCTGGCAACTAATCAGGATATCACGCCATATTTGTCAAAGCTTCAAGGCAGACAATGCACAGCAGGCTTTGACTATATGAAAACCGATGACTTCCTTTCAGCTGGTTTGCTCTTTGACGTAGACGGAACTGACGTATGGATAACGCACACCTGGGTGTGCAAGGCTTCTGCAGATTTACCAAGAATCAAGGCGCCCCTGCAAGAATGGGAAGCGGCGGGGCTACTGTCATTCGTTGACGGTCCAGAGATACCGCCTGAGATACCCGTTATATGGGTGGCGCAGAAAGCGGCGGAATTGAATGCAAAAGTCGCAATGACCGGCATCGATAACTATCGCTATACACTGCTTAGGAGGGCTCTTAAAGAGAATCTCTACGCTTCTGACGAAAAAGGCTACGGAAATATCATGCTTGTCCGTCCGTCAAATGAAATGATGATAATGCCTGTAATCACAAGTCAGCTGGTGAATCATAAGCTTGCAGTCGGAGACAATCCCCTTTTCCGCTGGGCTATGAACAATACCAAGGTATGCACTTCGTCCGCAGGCAATATGACGTATGGTAAAATAGAGCCGAAGTCCAGAAAGACAGACCCTTTCAAGGCATATGTCGCCGCCAAAGCGGCACAGAATAAAATCGCTGAGCAAATATCAAGTATGCCTATGGGCAAGAGCGTTATGAACGTTTTCACATATTAGCAGAGAGGAGGTAAAGCAATGGGGCTGAGATCACTGCTATCACGCATAATGAATGCCAAAGGTAATGAAGTGATCAGTATTAAGACAGTTGGATATGACGACGAAACGAGAATAGCCGTGCAGGCATATGCTATTCAGGTCGTTGTTGAAATCCTTGCGGCACTGGTTTCAAAGTGCGAGATAAAAACCTATCGTGACGGCAAGTCATTCCGTGGCGAAGAATGGTACCTTTTCAACGTTAAGCCGAACGTCAATCAAACAGCAGTGCAATTCAAGAACGAGCTAGTCCGCAAGACCCTTGTGCGTGGCGAGAGCCTTGTTGTCAGCGCTGGAAAGCAGATAATTTGCGCCGACTCTTGGAGTACACAGGAGTATGCGCTATATCCTAACCGCTTCTCTCAGGTAGCACGAGGTTCATTCACGTTTCAGAAAACATTCGATATGGGAGATGTCCTATATCTCACATACTCCAACGGCGGAGTAAGACAAATACTAACGGAAATGCTAGATGAACATAATCGTTTTTTGGAAACGGCTTCAAGCACCTACGTCAAGAGTGGCGGCCAAAAAGGCATACTCGAGATAACGCCACTGGCGCAAGGTCAACCTGATTTTGAGGAGAAATTCGATGTTCTCATGAATAATTATTTCAAAACATATTTTGACGCCAAGAATGCAGTGCTTCCACTGTGGGGCGGAATGAAATATACCTCTCAAACGGCAGGTGAGACCAAGAGAACAGTGTCAGAAGCAACCGACTACATTTCTATGCTAAATGACGCATTGGAAAAAGCGGCGATTGCTTTCAACATTTCCCCGGCTATCGTAAAGGGAAATGTCGAGAACATCAGTGAAGCGTTATCAATGACATTGACATCTGCCGTTGATCCATTCGCCAAGATGTTATCAGACGAGATAACGGCAAAGCGCTATACAAAAGAGCAAGTCCTGCGTGGGTGCTACGCCAAAGTCTGTACTAATAACCTTAAGCACCTTGACGTGCTTGAAATGGCAAATGCAGTTGACAAGCTTATCGCAAGTGGCTTCTACTCAACGAATGAGTTGAGGGAGAAGACAGGTGAGGAAAGAATTCCAGAAGCCTGGGCCGATAAGCACACAAGAACTAAGAACTACGAGACAATCGAAGGAGGTGGAAACAGCAATGAATAGCATTTTTAATCATTTTGAATTCAAAATGGAAGCGGACAAGCCAAAAGAGCTGGACCTATATCTCTATTCAGAAGTCTATGGAGGACTTGATTTCAACTGGGCAAAGGGAAAAGTTGAGGAGAGCAAGACAGGCGCTAAGTATTTCGCCGCCAAGCTTGATGAGTACAAAGATTGTGAACATATCAACCTGTACATCAATTCTCTTGGAGGTCAGATCAAAGAGGGCGTTGCTATTGGAAATATCCTTAAGCGCCATAAAGCCAAAGTTACTTGCTATGTAGACGGCTGGGCATGCTCTATCGCAAGCGTTATCGCTATGGCAGCAGACGAGATCATCATGTATAGCAACAGTATGATGATGATACATCAGGCGTCCTGCTACTGTGAGGGCAATGCTGACGATATGAGAACGGCGGCGGCTGAGCTTGACAAGATGACTGATACCGCTATCACTACATATGCAGAGCGTTGCAACGGCAAGTGTAGCCGTGAGGAAATAAGCGATATGGTAAATGTGGGTACTTGGCTGACAGCGGCAGAATGTCTTGAGAAAGGCTTCTGCGATAGCATATCAACCGCAGAGCAGCCCGTTGATATGGCTACAATGCTTAGTGATACAAAGCAGTACACTATGTCAAGCGCCCTCGACAGGGAGAATGTAGACAAGCTCATTGAGCTTTATAAGAAGTCCGCCGCACAGCAGGCTTTGCCAGCAAAAAAAAACGAAGAAGAAAAAACAAATGCCGCTATGTCGGCTTTTGAAAAGTTCATGAAAATGGAGGTAAAAAAAGAATGATTAATCTTGACGCAATCAAAGAGCAGAAAGCAGATATCCTTGCTTCACTGTCAACCGCTATCAGAGATAGTGATGACAAGGGCATGGAAACCGCCCTTGATAAGTACGGCAATCTGATTTCAGATGTTATCATGGAGCAGGTGGAGAGCACTGCGGAATCTGTCGATAATCAGATACTCAGCACCAGAGGTGTGAGAATGCTGACCAGTGAGGAAAGAGACTACTACAACGCTGTAATTGAGGCGGGCAAGTCCTCTGACCCCAAGATGGCGCTGACAAACGTTGATAAGACAATGCCAATCACGATCATTGAGTCAGTTCTCGGTGAGATCCCACAGCAGCACCCTCTACTCAACTTCATCAACTTCCAGGATACCACTGGAATTACGAAGATGTTGGTAAATGACCAGGGTGTTCAGACCGCTAAGTGGGGAGATCTTAACACAGCTATCGACAAGGAACTCTCAGGTGCATTCAAGACCTTTGACGTTGCGCTGAAGAAGCTCACAGCATGGATTCCAGTGTCTAACGATATGCTTGACCTTGGTGCCTCATGGCTGGATAGATATGTCCGTGAGATACTGGCAGAAGCCCTTTGGGTCGGCATGGAAACCGGCGTCGTGTCAGGCGACGGTCTTAACTGCCCTATCGGAATGTGCAAGGACGTATCTAGTAGTGCATCAGTAGTCGGTGGCAAGTATCCTGACCAGAAGACAGTTGCACTCAATGAACTCTCCCCTGAAGCTATTGGTGCTATTGCCGCCCAGCTCACGAAGACCGAAGCGGGTAATAACCGTCCACTCGACAACCTCATCTTTGTGGTCAATCCAAAGACATATCTGACAAAGGTAATGCCTGCGACAACAAATTTCGTTCAGGGAAAATGGGTTAACGATGTTATGCCTATTCCATGCACTATTATCCAGTCATGCGCCGTTCCTGATGACAGAGCTATCTTCGGCCTTGGCAAGCGTTACTTCATGGGTCTTGGCATGGCTAAGGGCGGTAAGCTGGAGTTTGATGACTCATTCAAGTTCCTTGATGACGCAAGGACATATAAGATCAAGACATACGGCAACGGCAAGCCACTCGACAGCAATGCTTTCAGGTATCTGGATATCTCAAAGCTTAAGAGATTTATCCCGACGGTATACACTGTCACACCGTCAGAAACATAAGGAGTTGATATAAATGCAGCAGGCATTATTCGAGGAAGTTAAAAATCAGCTGAACATAACTTGGTCAGACGAAGCTACTGACAGAAAGATAAACAGCATTATAGCACGTGCTGTAGGAGTACTTAACGGATATGCAGGTCAGGTGCTGGATATCAATGTTGACGAAAATATCAACGGCGACGCCCAGCTTCTGATCGACTGCTGCAGATATATATATAACGATTGCTTCGAGGACTTTGAAAAAAATTATCACTCTCAGCTCTTCGCTCTGAGAGCAAGATGTCAGATTGAGGAGATGTCAGGAGGAAGCGTATGATAAGCAAGCGGCAGACGTTCAATGACGGAATATGCACTATGGCAACTATCATCAATGCCAATAGCTTGAAAATCAAGCAAGCAGGCATAAGATATGACAATCGTACCGTCGGCTCAGAGCGTTTCTATAAAGCCGCTGAGTATCAGCACCGCTGTGATAAGGTGATAAGAATACCACTTATCGCCGAGCCGCAGGCGACTGACATTGTGATAATGAACGGCGACCAGTATAACGTCATTCAAGTTCAGATGATAAAGGACGCTAAGCCGCAGGCTTGGCAGTTATCAATAGAAAAGCGGAAAAAGAGGTTAGAAATCCATGTCAATGAGTCCTGATGAGATGGCTGAGGCTTTACAGCACGCATTTCAGCAAGAAAGTCAACGTGTTAATGAAGCCGCCAAAAGAGCCGTTAAGAAGACCGCAAAGGAAACCCGCAAGATCGTCCAAGAACACTTCACGTTCAATAACCGCTCCGGCAAGTATGCCAAGGCGCTTACAGTTAGCACCGAGTACGAGGACTCTTTCGACATTCGGCAGATAGTGAATTTCAAGAAGAATAAGCAGTATCTTCTCACACACCTGCTGGAGTATGGCCATGCTATGAAGCGTGGTGGCAGAACGCTTCCGTTTAAGGCGAAAGCTTATCCGCACATGATATACGGACAAGAGTATGCCGAAGAAAAATTACCGGAAAACATCAGAAAGGAGATTGAGAAGTCGAAATGACATTGACAGAACTTATATCACTTTCAGGCATTCCTGCGGACAGGATTGCTAAGATAGATTTTCCAGTGGAAACGGAATTGCCGTTCGCAACATGGATAAACAAGACACCTCAGACGATATCTGCAGACGGAAGAACTGTCGCAGTTATCCCACGGATTGCAGTTGAAATATACTGCGAGCCGGAAGATGAAGAAACACATATCCTATTTGAGAACGCCCTTATGGATAAGGGCATATGCTTCTCAGTCGCCGCAGGCTATCTGGGGCAGGATCAGCAAATGGATATGTGGGTATACGAATTCGATCGCAAGGAGGAATATTAATGAAAGGAACAGTGAAAGCCGTTGCCCATGCACTGATTACAGAGTCTACAGATGTCAGTGGTGCGACAACTATCACATATGGAGAACTTAAGTATCATAAGACAAAGCTTTCGGGCACCCGTCAGGTAAGCCTTGACCCGAAGTCATCAAGCAAGGAGATATGGGCTGACGGCGTAGTAGCATTCGCAGGTCAGACTAATCAGGGTTACGAGGGAACTATCACTACCCTTGACCTGTGTGATGATCTTGAGAAAGACTGGTATGGCAATGTCATCGAAGAGAAAAACGGCACACTGGTCGAAGTAGCAAGAACAGGAGAAGCGCCAAAGTTCGGTTTGATCGTACAGTATGAGTCAACATCAGAAGCCGAGGGATACACCGAGGTTTTCCCTTACTGCTATACTACAGATCGCACGAAATTCTCAGTTAAGACAGAGGAAGACAGCGGTATGGACTATGAGTATACAGAGCATAAGATTGCCTGCAAGCCGTCACCGGCTGAGGCTACTGTCAACAACAAGAAAGGACACATTGCACGTTTCCGTATAAAGGGTAACACAGTACTCACAAAGTTTCCTGAGTACACCTACACCCCGGGTGAATGACAATGAGCAATACAATAGTCCTGACTATAGACAGCAGGCAGATAGGCTTCAAGGCTACAGCAGGCCTTTTCTATCGATACAAGGAAGCATTCGGCACGGAGTACCTTGAGGACGTTGTCAAGGTACATCAGTTTGGTAAGGGCGCCTTTGTTCAACAGGTCGAATACCGCACCCTATGGGTGCTTGCCAAGACTTATGATGATAGTATACCGCCTATTCAGACGTGGCTTGACAGCTTCGCCTATGGTGCATTTCCTGTTGATGATATCTATAATCAGGTTATGCCTATACTGCAGGCAAACATGAAAGTTGACAGAAAAAATCCATAAGCGGCAGTAAAAGCGGAGATGATCGGCCTCTCAAATCGGAGGAGGTCATCTCCCTTGTTATAAACAGGGGTCTTACTGTCGCTGATTTAGACCGCATGACGTATGGTATGGTAGTGAACTATGCCTGCGCCTATGACCGACAGCGATTAATCGCCGCCGGCAAAAAGGTCATTGACCCCGAAATTAAATACGAAGAACTGAAAGCAAACCTGCCTGTTGTGGAAGAACGATATAAGCAGGGAAAAATCAGCAAAGAACGATACGAAAAGTATCTTGCAAAAATCAAGGCATGGGAGGGTGAGTAATGGCTAAGTCATCATCAGATGAGAAAATCAAAGGTATGTACGTCAAGATTGGTGGTGATACGTCTGAGTATACTGCCGCCATGAAAGGGCTTAATGCCGATATCAATTCGACTACAAAAAATCTGAACAGCGTCAACAAACTCTTAAAGCTTGACCCGACTAACGTTGAATACACCGCTCAGAAGCAGAAGTTGTTGAGCGAGGCTATCGAAGCAACAAAAACAAAGCTGGACGTTCTCATTAGAAACGAGAAAGATATCAACGAGCAATATAAGAAAGGCGAACTTCCTGTTGAGTCATATCTTAAGTATCAGGAAGAGCTTGAAAAGACCAAGAAGAAGCTGAACACACTGCGAGATCAGACCAAGACCGCAGACGATAGCACCAAGGAGCTTGGTAATAAAGCCAAGGATACGTCAGATAAGGTCAAAGACCTTGGTGATAAAGCTGACCAGACAGGCAGTGTCTTCAAGGACGTTTTCTCCGCTAATCTAGCCGTTGAGGGGCTGAAAGCTATAGCTAATGCCGCCAAGGAAGCGGCGGAAAGCTGTGCACAAGTTGGTATAGACTTTTCAAGTTCTATGTCCAATGTGGCGGCGACAATGGGCATGACCGCAGAGCAGGTCAGCTCAGGTGCTGAAGACTATCAGAAGCTAGAGAACGCCGCCCGTGAATGTGGCGAAACTACAAAGTATACCGCTTCGGAGTCTGCTGACGCTCTTAATTATCTTGCCCTTGCGGGATATGACGTGAACAAAGCAGTTGAGACCCTGCCGAAAGTTCTCAATCTTGCCACTGCTTCAGGCATGGATCTTGCGTCCTGCACTGACATGGTAACGGATACTATGTCAGCACTACAGTTGCAGACGAGTGACCTTGACGGCTATATGGACATGATGGCAAAGACCGCCCAGAAGTCTAATACCACAGTCGCTATGCTGGGTGAGGGCATTCTCCAGTGTGCCGGCACGGTCAAATCCACAGGGCAGGACGTTGATACAATGTGCACCTCTCTTGGAATACTGGCGAACAACGGTATCAAGGGTGCAGAGGGCGGCACACATCTCAGAAATATGCTTTTGTCGTTAACATCACCGACAGACGTTGCTTCCACCAAGCTGAAAGAGCTGGGCGTAAGCGTGGCTGACAGTGAGGGAAATATCAGAGATATCAACGATATTTTCGGAGACCTTAACGCCAAGCTTTCCAAGCTCTCAGATGACCAGAAGACAAAGGCTTTAAGTGATATCTTCAATAAGACTGATCTATCTTCCGTCAACGCCATGCTTCAAGGCATGAGTGGGTCTTTCGATGACCTGAAAGCTCAGGTAGATAACGCTGACGGAGCGTGTCAGACAATGGCTGACACCATGAATAACAATCTTAAGGGCAAACTGGCTATAATGGACTCTTCCCTTGAATCCCTTGGCATAACTATTTTTGATAAGTTCAGTGCCCCGCTCGAGGACGCCGCTGAAAAAGGTTCAGAGCTTTTCAGCGAGCTTACCAAGGATATCAAGGACGGTGACCTTAGTGACGAATTTGACGATATGGGCAACGCTCTTGGTGATTTGGTCGAAACCGGCGCAAAGTTTGCCAAAGGGTCACTGCCAATCCTCATTGACGGCATAAAGTTCTTCTGCGAGCATTCTAACCTTGTTATCGGAGGATTGACAGGAATAACGTCGGCAATGATATCAAAAAAAGCCATAAATAACGTTTCAGACCTCGTAAAGTCATTCAAGAGCCTTACAGGTGCAACAAAAGCAGCTGAAACTGCCCAGCAGGCTTTAAATGCAACTCAAAAAGCGTCGCCGGTAGGAGCAATTGCAGCTATTATCGGTACAGTAGTTGGCGGTATTGTGTCTTATGCAACTTCGGTTGATGACGCCGCTGACTCAACAAAAGTCCTCAATGACGAAGAGCAGGCGTTAGTCGACAGCACGAATGAACTGACAGACTCCATGAAGAAAGCCGCAGATCAGAGAGAAGAAGCCAAGACAGATATAGAAGCCGAGTATAGCAGCTATAAAAGTCTTGCAGATAGAATTTTTGAGCTTTCTGACGCCGAGAGCTTATCTAATGACGAGAAGTCAGAAATGAAAACTCTTGTGGACCAGCTGAACAGTGCCATGCCTGACCTTAATCTTCAGATTGACAATCAGACAGGCAAGCTTCTCAACAATAGGGACGCTGTCTATGAGTGCATAGAAGCAAAGAAAGAACAGCTTCTTGTCGAAGCAGCTCAGAAAGATATGGTCGCTATATCAGAAGACCTCTATAAGGCTGAGCAGAAGCGCAATGACATTGAGAAAGCAATCACGGAAAACAAGCAGGCTCAGGCTAAAGTTCAAGAAATACTTGATAAAAGGGAAAACAAGTTTAAAGAATTTGACAGAACGGACAGCACAAAGCAGTGGAAGACCAAGCTTGAAGAGCTGAAGAAAGCTGGAGATGAGCTTCAGAATTCATACTATGATATCAATAGCGAACTGAAACGCTTGGACTCTAACTATGCTGACGCCTCCAAGTACGTTTCTGAGCATTCTTCTGCTCTTGAAGACAACTCAAAGGCCGTGGAGGACAATGCAAAAAAGGTCGATACGATCTATAACCGCACTGTCATGTATAAAGACGGCTTACACAAGGTATCGCAAGAAACTGTTGACGCAATAGTTGAGATGAATAAGAGCTATGACGAAGCCGTCCAGAAACGAACGGAAGAATTGCAGAACAACCTCAACCTGTTTGATGAGTTCAACGGCGGTGCTGAGATATCCGCAGAACAGCTTATGCAGAACCTGGAATCTAATCTTGACGGCATGGCAAGCTGGTCAGATGATATCAAGACACTTGCAGACAGAGGCGTGAATAAAGGTCTTATCAAGACCTTGCAGGAAGCAGGTCCGCAATCTGCAAGCAAGATAAAGGCGTTACTGTCTATGTCACAGCCTCAGTTGAAAAAGTACAGTGATATGTGGGAAGGGTGCATGAGCGACTGCAAGAAGATAGCAACATCAGAGTTCGACGAGCTCAGGCAACAGTATGATAAGACCATAGAGACGCTTCAAAAGCGTGACCAAATAAGCCAGATATCAGACGTATGGAAACAAACAGGTGCGGCAATGATGGTAGGTATGCAGCAAGGCATACTGTCTGCACAGCAGTCTGTCATTGATACCGCAACAAGTGGAGCGAACGCAGTGCTTGCGGCGGTCAAGGGGGTATATGATATACACTCCCCTTCAAAGGCATTTGAGAATATATCGAAAATGAATGCGCAGGGTGAGATCAAAGGCTGGAAGTCATCAGAGGACGATATCATCAAAGCCTATACCAATACTGGTGACAAGATACTGTCAGAGAATATGCGCAATACATACAGCGATACAAATAGGGTCGCAAGGTCGGTATATAATGGATCATATGCCCACAGTATCACGCAGAAAGCATCAACAAGCGCCACAGAAAACACTCAGGCCGTCCCAACAACAGTCAGACAAATGCCCGAGACTATTCATAACGTGATAGTATTCCCGAATGGGAAAGTGATTGCAGAGGAAACAGTTCCATTTATAGATGTAATGCTTGGTGAAAGAGCTGCGAGAAAGAAAAGAGGTAGTGCAGTATGACACGACAAATCAGATTTAATGGCAAAAAGTCGTATGAGGATTTTAAAATCAGAATAATCAGTGCAACAGTTGCAGAGCCGAAGAAGCGTGAGATCAAAGTGACTGTACCTTATCGCAACGGCAGTATTGACCTGTCTGACTATGACGGCAATTTTTATTTTGACGACACCGAAGTATCATACAAGATGTTCGTATCTGATACAGAACCTGTCACACTGCTCCGCAGGATTGAGAAGATCAAGAGCTGGTTATGTGAAGCTCCACAGCAGAATATTTATGACAACTATTCCGAGAACTATCATTTTGTCGGCAAGTGTAGAACTGTTGAGACCAGCCTTGGTGAAGATGACATAACAGCTACTCTCGAGGTCACTTTCGATGTAGCACCATATAAGGTCTCTGACGACTTTGCAGACACAGCTTGGGATACATTTGCATTTGATGATGATTGCCTCAATCAGACACATCTCTCCTGCATAGCACACAAAGACGGCTATCATTCCCAGCCGGGGGTACTGTACTTCTATTCTTATGCCGAAGATGACATAGTTCCGAGCTTAAGGTATCACAAGAGTGCTGACGATAAGGACAAGCGAGGATTGACAATGCTTGACCTCAACGGTGAAGTTCTCACAAAAAACTTGTACAAAGAAACTGCCTCAGCATTCAAGATACAAAGCTTTGTCGTCAAGCCCGGCACAAATGTCTTAGCTCTATACGGATCTGGTTCACTTGAAATCGAACTGGTGGAGGAAATACTATGTTAGTTACACTCGATGATACAAAGACGATTCACGAAACTGGCTCTGTCAGGACCAACAAGCTGATAGGAACCATCATCAAAGAAATCAACACTATTGACACCTTTACGTTCAACATATATCCCGACAACAGCTGCTACTCCGATCTAAAGGAACTGACATCGTTAATAAAGGTTTACGATAAGGAAAGCCTGATATTCGATGGCAGAGTACTGACGATATCACCATACATGACTGATAGTGGCGAGATTGGCAAACAAGTTGTCTGCGAGGGCGGTTTGTGTTTTCTGAAAGATAGTGTACCAATTATCAAACAGCTAAAGTGCACAATAAGAGCATATATAGCCACACTACTTTCAGCACACAATAAATCTGTTGAAAGCTACAAGCAGATACATATTGGCAATATTAACTGTTCACAAGTGCAGCATACATTTAATCCAGGATATGAAGACACGTTCTCAGAATTGACGAAAAACCTGATTTCCGGTGAAGATATCAGAGGTGAAATGAGGGTGCGCATCGGCAAAGGAGGCATTAGATTTTTCGACTTCATAGCAAACGAATTTTCAGAGTTCAGCAATAAAACGATACAACTAGGAAGGAATATGCGATCTATCACGCAGGCGATAGACCCAAGTGAGATCATCACAAGGCTGTATCCGTTAGGTGCTGTCATCAACGATGATACGGGCGAACGTGTGACGCTTTCGGGCGTAACAAAGTATATTGACAACGACCAGCTGATAAAGCGGTACGGAGTACACGCCGGAACTATGATATTCGACAATATCACCACTCCAGGCGCATTGTCTGGAGCTGGCAGAGTATGTGCCGGAGCACTAAAAGCAGCAAAAGTTCAGTATGAGGTATCGGCTATTGACATTGATAAGAAGCTAGACGGCTTTGCAGTTGGCTGCAGGTATCGTGTAGTCAATAGCTACCTTGGCATCGACGAAATATTGAGATGCATTGGCACCAGTATCGACATCAATGACAGATCACAGAATGTGCTGACATTTGGCGACAAGATTGACACGATTAGTGGAATGTCAGCAAGAAAATAGGAGAATGATTATGGCAAAAGCAATTGATATAAGTTTAGAGGTCACACAGGTGGCAACAGCATATACAGGTCGAGACGTCCGACAGGCTATTGTCGACGCATTGAACGCCACACAGAACGCAATCAATGAAATGAATATGCCAGCAGGATCTCAGACCCTTATCGTACCGTCAGAGACGACACTGGCCACAACGACTTTGAACCTGCCGTTCACACCGACTCAGAACACGCAGATCATCTGTAGTCTGCGAGAGGTGTCGGCACCAAAAGTGAGAAGGTTGTGTGTAGAAACATTTTTCACAAGCAACAATTTGATAGTAGCGCTGACGAACGCAGAAAGTGCAAGTGCTACCGTTCCACAAGGTGAGTATATTATTGACTGGATCGTAACAAAGCCATAGAAAGGAGGAATATCAATGCACATAAAAATCAACGAAGACTACAATGTAGTCGTGAACACAGCCCTGCTAGGATATGTAGGTGAAACGAATGCACGTCCTGTGACAGTCGAGGGCATGGAGGTAGACGGAGCAGACCGCTATGTAATGACGATAGACTACGGTGACGGCGTTCAGTACGAGGTCGATATCACAGGCGGACAGTGGACGCCTACGGCTGACATACTGCGTTCAGCGCAGACAGTATCGTGTCAGATATGTGCGAAAAAACTGTCAGGGCAGGAATATATCCTGCTGAAAAAATCACGCATATTCAGATTGCGAATAGGTGCGGCTATCGGCAATAATGCCGTGCCGTCACCAAGTGTGGCAGCTGACGCACTGGATAAGATAGATGCCATAGGCAGACAGGCGCACGCAGATATGCAGACAGCTGTCACCGCTGCAGAAACAGCGACAACGTCTGCAGAGAACGCAAAGAAATCTGCCACAGCCGCAGAGAAATCAGCCGACACGGCAACGCA